TTTTCAGCTAATTTTTGGGTATTACCCCGTATGTATGCTTTATCACATACATACCCGGAAAATCTCTTAGGTAGAGGTTTTAGTAATTTTTATTCCTTATTCTTTGAAAAGAGAATCTAAAGGAATTTCTCCAGTTAGCAACTGGAGGGTATTCTTCCACCATAGACGTACAATGAAGATAAAACCATTATACATCAATCTAAAAATTAATATGAAGAAAAACTTATATAACATAACAGTTAAGCTATGTTCTATTGTATTTCCAACTATTAATACTTTAGACTATCTAAACAAATATTTTAAATTATTAAATATACTATTAAATACTCAAGGTCTTCTTAAGACTGTTAAGTATTTAAAGCAATGTAGATTACACTGTACTAGGTACATGTGTGGATCTCCATTATTATTTAATAAATTAAAAATTGGTTTAGATACTGATGGATGACCAAAACGTTTAAATTTTCTTAAACCTCTTGCTAATGGTACTCTAGAACAAAGAAAGTTTCTTATGACTATTCTTTGTCTTTCTAGAACACTAAAAGCTGAGGGAAAAGAAAAATTAAAAATCAAACCTGATTATGAATCAATAACAAGACCTGGAAGAATAGTGAAAACTATTCCTACAGGTTTTATTAAAGAATTCGTAACAAATTATAACTTACATATGGAAAAACCAAAATTTGATATTAAAAATATTTATCTATCAAATAAGGCTGGTCCAAATGGTAAGGCAACAAAGACTGCTTACAGTTCTTTGTTATCTTATAGTTATGATTTGATGGCCTCGATATTTAAAATAACGGACCAATCAGGTATTGATTATTTCCAAAGTCAATACAATTATGCTTGAGAAAAAGATTTTCCCTCAAACAAATTGGGTAAACTTTCTTTTATTTATGATCCTGAGTGTAAGTTAAGAATAGTTGCAATAGTAGATTACTATACACAATTATTCTTAAAACCTATACATGAAAAGATAATGAATAAACTTCAAAATCTTCCATGTGATAGAACTTATACTCAGAGTCCTTTAAATAATTGAAAGGACGATGGAAATATGTTTTGATCTATAGACCTATCATCAGCAACAGATAGATTTCCAATTTCATTACAAAGGAGACTTCTTGAGATAGCAATATCAAAAGAGGTCGCCGATGGTTGAAGTTTTATTCTATCTGATAGGAAATTTGAAACACCAGAAGGTAATCTAGTTCAATACAGAACTGGACAACCTATGGGTTCATATTCTTCCTGAGCTGCCTTTACACTTACCCACCATTTAGTATTGCACTGATGTGCAAAACTTAATGGTTATGATAATTTTTCAGATTATATAATACTTGGTGACGATATCGTTATAAAAAACGATAAAGTTGCAAGGACTTATATGAAATGAATGAATTATCTAGGTGTTGAATTATCTGATAGTAAAACACATGTATCTAAAGATACATATGAATTTGCTAAAAGATGATTCTGTAAAGGAAGAGAATTTACAGGATTACCAATGAATGGAATAGTCGAAAATATCGAAAATCCATTCATAGTAATGGTAAATCTCTATGATTTTTTCAAAGTCAAAGGGAATTACCTAGGTTCTACCAAGAATCTTCCATGTATATTATCTTCTCTTTATAAAGGTTTAAGTCTTAAATTATCGAAGAAATTCAATAATTCAAGATTTAAAATGAAGATCTATACCTTCCATAAATCATTAGATTATTCATTTGGATTTTTAACATATGATTCTCTTAGAGAATTATTATGTTTAAATATCAAAAATGAACAATATATGATCCCTGGTGAACAATTAATTCATACAGTGTATGATGATGTTGTAGCTCAGGGAATGGGAGGTTCCGTCAAAAATAGTATGACTTCACTTAATAATTTGGCTTCTAAAGTTATAGAAAATAAAACAATCTATAATTTAGAAGACCCGAATGAATTAAGGAATTATCCTATTTTTAAAGGAATAGTTAATTACATTAACAATTACAAAGACTCTGTAAGTAAATGAGATGTTAACCATCTCAATTACAGACAGAAATCTAAAGAATTGTTAATGCTAAATATTGATAATGTATTTGGTAAAGAGAGAAATAAAACACTCGAATTACTAAATACAGGAAAAATATTTAGTTTAGGATTTAAGAAAATAAATGATACTGATGAGATAATGTATGGTTCTTCGATTGGAGAATCAACTTACTCATACAGTCATGATTTATTTTCTTTAATCCAAAATAATTACTCTATTGATCTAAAGAAATTAATAGAATTGGACGAAGGTACATATAAAGAACCGGTTAAACAAACACCGGCTTCAGCATATGACGCCTACGCTAACTTTTTCAATTAGTTAGAATACAATAGACATAGATCCTTTTATAAAGAAAAGGAGGGTATACTATAGTTATAATAATGGTAACATTATTATATGTAAGGTATACGATCAATAAATATAAATATTGATCATTA